ATGAAAAGCAGGTGGTATAAGGCCCCACCCGTTGGCAAGTGCTTACGTCTCAGTATATCTCAACCGGACGGTTGCCGTCTTTCTTCTTTACGACCATGAAAGCGCCACCCTTCTTGGCCTCCTTCGGTTTGCTAGACCTGTTGGATTTACCCGCAGTAGAAAGAGCAATCGCGACAGCCTGTTTGACCGCTGCGGACTTGTTCTTGGGCTTGCTGGTTCCAATCTTTCCTTTTTCCTTGTATGCGCCCACCATCTCGCCAATGTTGGAGCTGATGGTCTTGCGACTTGAACCTTTCTTAAGCGGCATTTCGGCCTCCTTGGGGTGGCTTGCTGAACTGGGTTGCGTTCATGCGCTCTCGGGCAACGTTGGCACGAAGCTGCGCAATATTCTCTTGTGACTTTACACGATTTTGCTGTGCTTGAGCGTTTTGCGCAACCTTCTGTTGGTCGATTGCAAGCTTTTGCTGGTCCAACGCAATTTTCTTGTTGTCGTTGTCTGCGCGCTGTTGCAGTTCCTGCTTCTTGAGGTCCACCAGCGGGTCGCCTTGCTCGCCCGACAACTCGTTTTGCATGTCCCGCACTTCCTGCATGAACAAAGCAATCTTCAGCGCCACCATGCCCTCCTTCTGGATTGGAGAGACGATGCCATCTGGGTCAGTGCCGTAGTTTTGGAACAGTTCTGCCTCCACTGCTTCCTCCGCTTTCAGGCGCACATGCTCCAAGATGTGCTTTTGCAAGGCGGTCGCTGCCATGGGGTTGGCTTGCAGGATCGGGGACAGGCCCATCATCAGGTGGCCGGCAATGTGGGCATCATGCTGCTGGCCGGCAAAGGCCTTCAGGCGCATGTTGTTGAGCACGTCGCTGTTCTCACTGGCCGGGTCCTTGGGCATCTGAGTGTTTTGCGGCAACAAGATGCCGTCGATGTCGCGCACGTTCAAAGCAGAGTACACGCGGTAGTACGCCTCGTACATGTCGTGCATCTGCGGTGCGCTTTGGGCCATTTGCAGCTGCGTTTGGGCCAAGGTGATGCGCTGGGCAGAGCTGAAAATGTTGGGGTCAGCAACAGGCAGCACCGCCACCATGTTGTTGAAGTCCTTGCGCTTGATTGAGCGCGCGCCACCCGGTACGTCGTACGGGTAGTTGTCCGGCATGTACTTGCCAAAGCCCTTGGCCAGCATCTTGAACTCAAGGCCCTGTGCATAGTGCAGGCGTTTGTGGATGGCAGACATGACAATCGAGCCGCGCTCGAGCAATGCCAGGGTTGTGCCCACCTGTGCGTTCTGGTTGGCGTCTCCCACCTGCATGTCCGCTGTGCTGGCCAAGCGTTTGCCCGCGTCAACCAAGAATCCAAGCAGTCCAAACAAGGCTTGGCTGGGTTCTTTGTATGGCAGGGGCAACAAAGAGGCCGTGAGTTCCGCACCGCCTGCGTCAATGTCTCGCCATTCGCCTGGCTGGATGGGGTTGTCGTTGTCCGCGATCCGCGCGCCCTTGGCTTTGAAGCCAGCAGGCAGGTTTGAGAGCGTTCCCGCGTCAAGAAGCTGGCGCAGAGCACTGGTTGCGCCCTTGGACAGGCCTCCAACCATGTGAACAAAGCCCATGCCGTACGCGCCAAGGCCTTCGACAAGCACGTAATGCACAAAATAGTCCCGACGCACCTTCAATTCGTCGTCTTCGTCCCAGTTTCTGCGAACACCGACCACTTTGAGGCTGTCTTCGACCATGGTGACAACGTAAGGCAGACGGATTTTGGTGTCTTCGCCGTCTTCGCCCTTGTCTTCAAAGCCTGGGATGTCCAAATCTACTTGCATCTCAAGCAAAAAGATCTCTTCGACGTCGTCTGTAGGCTGGACACCGGTGACTTTGTCAACAGCGGCCTGAATTTGGCTTGGATCTGGGTCCTGGTTCTGCGAATCAACGTCCACATCCAGGTATTCCCCGGAGACAACGCGCTTTCTGAACTCGTTTGAGTCCATCGCAATGCGGTGCGTGATCCGTGAGCACTGGGAAACAACGCTTGAGCCGTTGTACGGGATGTAAACGTCGTCGGCCAAGCACAGTTTGGAGACCATGCGGCCCAATTGGCGGTCGTAATAGACCTTTTTGAACGTCGAACCACCGTATCCAGTGTAGAAAAGCAGCTGATCAAACTCAGGCGTGTACTCTTCCATCACCGAAGTAATCTGGTAGTTCATGAAATCTTGCACGCGAGAGGCCTGTTGGGCCTTTTCCACCGTCTCACGGCCGACTACTTGCGTGCGAACAGGGCCGCCAGCAGGCATCAACTCCTTAAACGCCTGTGCCTGGAACTGCACGATGGCCTCGGTCAGCATTGGATGGGTCGCGCCTGACGCGCCCCGGAAGGGCTTGGTGCGCTCTTCGATCTTCAAGCCCAGCAGGTCCATGCCCTTAGAGTACATAGACTCCCAGTCCGAGCGGGAAGACTTGTCGGCCTCGTACATTGCGCCAACGTCCATGGCGATCTGGTTCAAGTCGTCCTCGTCAATGACCTCGGCCAGGTTGGCGTAGAAGTCCACTTCATCGGCATCGTCTTCACTCATGTTGATGACAGCACTGCCGTCTTCTTCCAAGACGATCTCGATGTCGGGCATCTCTTCCCCATTGTCGATGACGATGTCCAACTGAGGGGCTTGGTTTACTGCTTTGTCTATGGGCATGAAGGTTCCTTGTTACGTGTGCGCCTTGATGAAGGCTATATTCTTATCTACTGAGCCACCTTTGGCCAGCCCTAATTCTTTTTGAATCCCTTGGTTCTTGGTAAATTCCTCTTCATTCCTGACAACCCTATTGTCCTTAAACTCAAAAAAATAATTTTTAAGAACTTTTTGAGTGCTTGCGGGAAGTGCAGTAACGTCTTTTATAGGTAAGGCATTTACTAACGCCGCTATCTGCTCCGCATAATTATTAGATGCCTCATTTGCAGTTAATGGGCCATTGCCTGTTAGTTGAAGAATCTGGCTTCTTTGCTTCTCAGGAACACTTGATTTACCTGTTCCATACTCAACTGTGACATGAGGGGTGTGGTTTTTGTCGTACAAGGCATAGACCTCTACTTCACCCTTGTCCAAGGCACGCCGTCCACGGCCTAATGCGCCGTAGGTCTCACTGGTTGCATAGCTTCCTACAGAATTATTCATGCCTGCCGCAATTGATTTGACGCCCTCAGGGTTGGTGACTTTAACCCATCTCATGTCGTTGACAGTGGGCAGGAAATCTTTGACCCCAAAGAGCATGACATTTGCAGGTGGAGGTTTACCCTGTTGCAATAGTGGTTTAACTCTTTTAAGGTCTTTTTCTATTTGTGCAAGTTCTTCAGAAGATTTATACGCCTTCTTTAAAAAGTCAGTGAACCCCATGCTGTTTAAGTCTTTAGCTGAAAGCCTATTTGCTTCTTGTAAAAGTTTATCAGCGTTAAGACCAAGGAGTCTTAAATTACCATACTCTTGTGCGTCTAATATTGGCTGACTTTTATTTATTGCTGTTTCCAACTCAGGTAAAAAATACCCCGAAGGAAGAGCGTCCATCGCATCAAGCTGATCCTTGGTAAATGCAGGGCCCTGCGGATTAATCATTGCCTCTGTTGCAGTGGTTCCATACAGGTTTGGGTGTTTTGCCAAATCTAAATCGGAATACCGGCTCTCCTTTGCAAACACAGTACGTTCAATATTAGGCTCTAGTATCGTGGAAAAAAGATTAGGATTTTCTTTGAGTTTTAGTCTTACCTCTTTTGCCGCTTTTGCCACGCCATCAGGACCGGGCAGTGGTTTTTTACCTGCGTAAGCAAGTAGCTGACTGTCGGGGATAGTATCAATGTTGTCTCTGACACTTTCAATTATCTGTCTTTTGAGCGTGTTTTGAGGAGGTATGTCATCTGGTCTAGAGGGAACTCTCCTATAAGGCACAACAGCTTTTATGCCCAGCATGTCATCATAATTTTTCTCTAACAAACGCAAGGCCTGTAGATTCCCCTGTGCCGCCTGTTTGACCAGGACCTGAGGGAAAACATCTCCCATCTTTGAGTCCATGTCAAATTTAATGTTACCGCCCAGGATGTCCGCCCGTAGTGGGTCTTGGACACTGCCTGCTTGTTTGCTGTAGAAATCCTTTGCCTTCTGATTAAACATCTGAAACAAGGCATCGCGTTTTTCTCCAGACTCCATTTCCGTGATCTTCTTCAAGACAGGCTGGAAAGATTTATCTATGCCGGACAGGATGCCAAACGTATAGTCCTTGTTTCCTGTTTCAGCCTTCCATCTGTTGTACTTGTCTCCAAGGGATTCTTTCTTTGGGCCAAGGCCAAGGAACGATGCCTTCTGCCTGTCGTCTGTATTCAGCCACGACACAAAGTCTTCCGGCAAGTCAGAGAGTTTTGTGTTGTTTATTTCCTCAGCCGTTTTTTCACCCATCCCACGAGAGGTTGGGAAATATCCGCCGGGTGAGCGAGAGATATACATGGGCTGCGGAGTGATGCCACGCAGTGGGCCTTCATTGAATATGCCTCGCTCGACTTGGCGGGCAGCTTCCTTGCCAAGGTATTTCACCGCCGGGGCGGTCACGTCTTTCAACATCTTTGCAGCAGGGGCCACCATCGCCACATTGCCTGTAACAAAACCCTGCTCCGCGCGGCTGAGAATATCCTTGCGACGAGGGTGAAAGACACCAAACTTATTGGCCACCTCGTCCGGGGGCGTACCAAACAACGCGCTCTCAATGAACGCGTATGTCTGTGGGTCAGGCAGTGTGCTCACGTCGCGCTGGCCGGCAAGCTTTCTGGAGCGTTCGCCCTGGCGTTGAATGTTCCTGTTCATCACAGGCTGGTACGTGTTCAACGCGGCCTGCTCGGCGGCTATCCGTTCGATCTGTTGAGGCGTGAGCCGTTCTCCGCTGACCGGTGAACCTTCAGCACGTTTGACAGGCTTGCCAAGATTGATATTGATCTCCCGCCCACGGCCAGGAGGAATCTTCTCCCCCGCATACTCACGAATCAGGCGGTATGGGCCCATCGCACCATACTCGGCCGTGCGCTGCTCTTGCATGCTGTTGGGGTCCTGTGGGGGATTGAAGTCGTACGTGTCTTGCACAACCAAGTTGCCCTTGGCGTCTCGGCCATACTTGAACCGGCCCAGTGTCGTCTGCACATTGCCCAGCGGGTCAGACATGGAAAACAAACTAGGCGTTGTTGATGCAGGGATTTGCCCACGCGCGCGCATCGCCTTTGCCAATGCCTGATAGTCGCCATACTGAATGTCGCCTTTGTCCCCGCCCTTTAGCGCAATCATCTCCTTCATTACCGCCAACTCCTCCGGCGAGAAGTTGCCTTCGGTAAGGGGGTCACGCTTTCCTTGCACAGTCTCCAAGAAGGTTCGACCAGACGTGGGAAAACTCGAAGCAGGTAGGCGCTGTGCAATAAAATCAGTCACCCGGTTGATGCCCGTCATCTCCGGGTCCTTTTTGTCCGCTTCGCCGCCCTTGGCAAAGGTTCTTGCCATCAACGGGCCGGCCTTCTCCAAAGTAGGCTGATTAAACGTAGCGCCACTGAACGTAGAACGCGTAAGGCCTTTGCCCGCCCTTTGTGCTGCTTGGGCCTTGAGCTTGTATGCTTGCTCCAAAGCATCGTATTGCGCTCTTGCAGTCGCAATCTGAGTCAACTTCTCTTGTTCCGTTTGCGGCGCGCCCAGTTCAGGAATGGCAGGAACCAGACCTGAGAGCTCCATGCTCATTTCCTTTGAACGACTAGACTTGCCCCCGCCCTTGGCCGCCAACTTCCTCATCATCGAGCGGGCCGTTTCCAAATTCATCTCGGGAGCAGAAGACTCACTGTCGTACGAAGCGGACTGCGCCATCTCAGGGGTCGCGCCCTCTTCATCAGAAAGCAAGTACTCATTCATGCTCTGTACAGAGGCTTCCCCACCATTGGCAAAATACTCAATATCTTCCTCTTCCACCTCGCCGCCCTCAGAGAACATCT